GATGATCCAGTATTATAAATTAATGACTCATTTTCAATTAGTCTGGTTGTTCTTGGTTTTTCTACATCAATAAAAGTAGGTTGCAATGTTTCTACTTCATAACCACGAACAAATGCTCTTCCTGGTGAAATTCTATAAACTCCCAAATCATCTGAGGGTGTTTCTCCATTAGAAGTTAATTGATTTTCTCTATATAACCCTCTATTACCTAGATTATCATTTAATGAATCGACAACAGAAATGTCAAATGGTTTGACGTAGTAATCCCCAGATTCTGCAAATGTTCTTCTTGCTAATGTATCTTCAATATTATTATATCCTGGTCCACCACCAAGGTCTCCTCTCCGTACCTTTGTTCTAATATTTCCATCATTTATTGTTGCTAATTCAACAAAGTTAGTATCATCAAAATCGTTAAGTGCCTTTTTGAATAGACTTACTGAAAGTTTTAATCTATCTGCACCTGGTGCTGCATAGTTATTATAACCCTGAGAATTATCGTTCAGATCTTCATCAAGATCTGCATTAATAATTTCTTCATTTACAAACAAACCAATTCTGTAATTGGGTTTGCTGCTATATTGATCTAATATTAAAGTTTCTCTATTAACATTTACAAAATTACCCCTTACAAAATAGACACCACTTTCAATTTGAAATGAAGATCCAGTCGCAGCAGCTTCATTTGCAATAGTAATTGCAAATGGTGATCCTACTTCTATAGATGCATTTCCTATCAGTCCAGAAGTAATAATATCACTACAGGATAATTCTTCTCCATCACTAAAGACTTGAGTAGAATTATTTGCAGTGCTGGAACCTAAGTAATTGATATAAAGTGTTAATGTATTTCTTTCTGAGTCTTCGGGCAGCAGTATATAATCAACATACGCAGTAACACCAGAGGTTAATCCAGTAATTTTTGTTCCAACCAATTGATCGGCATAAGCAGAAACTGGTACTCCTTGGTAAATATTTTCAAGTTGAATGCAGTAATATAATTGACTATAACCAGTATTTCCAGGAATTACCTTTTCGCCTTCCTTAAAGAAGTGTTGACCAAACTTTTCAATTTGGTTTTGTAATATAGACTGTAAACTAGTTAATTCTCTAGCCTGAACAGGATATCCAGGTTTAAATAACACCCTATGATAATCATTCGCAGGATCAAAATCGTCAAAATATGGAGCTACGTTGAGATTAGTTTGCTGTGGCATGATTTTTTAGAACTGCAAAATGACTTTGATATCTTCTTTTTGGTTTGATGACCTTGTAATAGATGGTCTATTATCAACATAGATAATATTTCCAGTATATTTTTTCACTTCAGGATCAGCAAGACCATTGGTATATTCCTGACCAAGATAGTATGTACGATTATTTATTACGGTAGAGAGACCTGTGAATGAAGTATCAATTGCCAAATTTGCCCCAGATGATGGGATAATTGTAAGATTTCCTCCTGTACCAGGAGTACTTGTAAACTGAAGAGAATCTAATCCATATGTTGGATTAGTTACACCAATTCCTGCTGTGGTAAATCCTGCAGTTGTTCTATCTTGCCAATACTTTAAAACACCTGTTGTTTGATTGTAACTAATTACTCTGCCAATTGCAGTAGAACCTGCAGAAATAGTTTGAGTTACGTATGAATCTGCATCGAAAGTTGCAGAACTGTATCCTGTGCCTGTCAATCTAAGCGCAGCAACTGCACTCGCTTTATCTAAAGTCAGAATAGAAGAATCAGATTTTCTTGGATTTTGTACAATACCAATTCTTGCAATTTGATTTCCTGTAATAAAGTCTGGGTTAGAAATATCATTTTCAATTCTTGAATACATTAAAACGTTGTAAGCACCCAATTCTCTGTAAATATCTGCACCATGCCCTCCTTGTGGAGTAATAATGATGTCAAAAGTGGGTCTTGTAGTTCCTGTTGGAACTCCACCCCCTTCTAAATCTATAGTTCCATAAGTATAACCAGAACCTTGATTTGAAATAGTTACTGATTGAACTTTTCTATCATTATTTGTTACGATTGTACATTCTGCACCAGTGCCATCACCTTTAATAGGAACTCTTGTATATTCTGTACCACCCTCTGGTCCAACAGCAATTCCTCTGTTTGTAATGGTTGCAATTTTAATAGATCCATCAAC